ACTGTGTCGATAAGGGTTTTCTTTAATTGTTCTGGATCTACGTCTGCCATATCAAACGCAACCGCCACCTTGTGCATTTGGGCGTAAACAATATTGCTTTGCTGTACTGGTGCATTCATTTTCTTATTCCTTAAAATGGCATGTCTATATTTTTGACATCCAGGTACTGAACCTGAATTTCACCATTAGTTGATTCTTCAACTAGCATCTTGAAATAAGCCATTGCCTCGGCTAACGTTTTTTCACTGGCACAAGCTGGTCGACGAATCAAAATATCAATTGACTCAAGAAGCTGTCTTTTTTGATGAACTTCCATATCAACCCCTTAGTATTTAATAGCTACGTTTGGAACGGAGTTTTTAGCAATCGCTCGAACCACATCTTTTGCCATATCTTCTGTGAGACCCGGCACAGCAAAACAAAGCGCTTTCACTGCCTCAGAATTAATTGAACGCATATATTCAACATTCGCCAATCGAGCTTCTTCTGCTTTGCGTGCAGCCTCGGCTTGAGCTAGTTGCTCTGCTTCGATGCGTTTACGCTCCATCTCAGCAGCTTGAGTGGCGCGTAGTTCAGCAGCCTCTTTTTCTGCTTTTAATCGAGCTTCGCGCTCAGCTGCTTCACGCTGCTCACGCTCAACTCGCTGAGCTTCGGCACGTGCTTTTTCTTCAGCTTCACGAGTGGCTTTTTCAGCAGCTTCACGAGCGATTCGTTCTTCATGTTCACGTTGCTGGCGTTCTTGCTCTGCCTTGCGTAAACGCTCTAATTCAGCCTGTTCGGCCTCATAAGCCTCAATAGATGCAATGCCTTTTTTAAGAAGCTCTATTGATTCATATCGAGCCAATTTGGCTTTTTCCTCATAGTCTTCAAGAGACGAATCGATGGTTAATGATTCAAGCCAATTAAGGTTTTTGTGCAACTCTTGTGATGTTGCAGTAATAAGCCATTGTGCAGCTTCTTTGATTTGGTTGATTACCGCCTCGTGCTTTGCCACACGATCCTTTTCAGCTTGCTCCCAAGCATCACGTGGTGCCAAAATTTCATCACGTAATGAATCCATTTTTTTACAAAACTGAATGCGGTCATCATCAATCAACTTGATTCGGGCTTTTTCGTCAGCAACTAAGTCTTTTGCATACTTCTCGGCAAGGGTTTTAGACTTACTTACCTTCATGGCAACCGAACCAATTTCCTCACGACCCTTCTTTGTGGTCACATCTGGGATAAAAGAGCGGGCTTGTTCTGCGATACGTTCAAATAAAGCATCCGTACCACCTTGGGCTGCAAATGCCTTAACAATCACGTTTTGATCTAATACTTGTAATTCCATTACGCAAACCCCTTCAATTCATTAATTTTTAATTCTTCAAAATGCTCATTCAGCATGTCATTTAGGCTTTGAGCTTGTGCTTGTGTGAGTAAGAACGGCTGACCTTGAGCCGCTAAAACTTCATCAAAATCATCAACAACAGCCACGTTGTAAGGCGCGATTTCTAACTTGTCGTACTCCACATCAACTTCATTTTGCGGGTCGCTTGTAGTGTTCCAAACTGTTGAACCTGTCGCGTGATTTGCTTCAACAACAGCAGTCACATAAACCTGTGGGTGCTTATCTAAAATCAAAGAGAAGTAGACTTTTTCGCCTTGAATACAAAACTCATTTGCAACCACAAGGGTTTGGAATGTTGCTGCTTCTGGAGTGTAGGTAGAGAGCATATTCATGGCTTAACTCCCGCTTTAATCTGAGCAATTTGAGCGGCAGTCGCATGTTGATCCGCTGAGCAGCTTGTGAAGCCAGACATGATTGAAGCACCAAAAATGATTGCGATAATTGAACCGCGAACCATTCCAGACGTTGATTTGTATTGCACTGTGTTGGCAGGAGTGGGGTGCTGATACAGATGTGGATTTGTACAGCTTGGGTTCTTTACGAACTTCGGCATTTGACTATGTTTGATTGTTTGATTCATAATGACCTCGTAGTGATCTACATCGCCCCGTTGCCTGCAAGTGTCGGGGCTTTTTTGTGTTTACGAGATTAAATATAAGAAATCTTAGTTTTGTAGTCAATAGTATTTCTAAGAAAACTTATATTTTTTTAAAAAACTTATTTTTTTATGTTTTAATAGACAAAAGAAAACCCATCACAGGGATGGGTTGGATGTGGTTTCATTAATACCGATTAAACTACTAAATTAAAACTTTCAAACAATGAGGACCATGAACAAGACTTAATTTTTGTTAAACAACATATATCAGGAATTTTTATTCTTGTTTTTCTGTTGCCAATAAATTTATCCCAATTATCACCAATAAAGCCTATTTCACCCGTAATTACTATACTATTACTCCCCAGATACTTGGCTATGGCAATTAAATCAACATCTGGCTCATCTGATGTAGCATGGGGGGAGTTGGCTGAGAATGGGTATTTTATTAACATTTTTCGAATGCCAATTATCTCCGCACCAACATCATCTTTTTCGATTATCTGAACAAAATATCGCTCTAAAAATGAATTTAAAATTTCTAAGTCGTATTCAAATGTATCAATTTTATCCTGAGTTTCCTCTAATACAGATGAGCAAACGTGAAGCTTAATTGTTCGACTTAGCACTAAAGAATCCACAAGCTCCCAAAGCTTCGGAAATGTCTTTTCTGGATAAGTTCTATAACAGAAATCTAAAATTGCATTGGTATCCAAACTAATATATTTCATTTACATATGGACCCTTCTTTGTACATCTTTAAATGTCGACGCTTTATGGCTGTCTTTTATTCCTAAAATACTTTTAGCTTTAGTAGATGAAATATTGTTTTGATACATTGCTGAAATAACAGTTTGAACAAAATATTTTCCAAATTTACTAATAATTCTTGTGGATGCTGGTATTTTTACCTCACCACCTTGGCGTTTTGATACTTTGATGTCTTCAAGTTTTCTTAAATAAGATTTAAGCTCTTCTTGAGATATATAACCTGCTAATTTTAATTGAATTGCTACAGCAGGACGACTAGCTTTAACTTTATTTCGAACTTTTGAAACCAAGTCATCTACTGATAGATTTGGGTCATACAATTTTTCTAAAATTTCAAAAGGTGCAATTACATGACCTGCTACAGAATCACAATATCTTTCTGTAGAGTTATCATTTGATAGTGAGCTCACAAAACCATCAAAAACACTTTGCCTTAAACCCAAGTGAACTAGTTCATGTAGAATGGTAAATAGTCTTCTCTCAGAGGATTGTCCTGTGCTTAAAACAACAATTACTGGCACAACATCAAACCATAAGCAAAAACCATCAGAACCAAAGGATTCGTGACAGCTTCTCTCTATTACTAGTATATCTAGAGACTCTAATATACTGCGCCAAGAAGAGTAATAATCATTGTGTTGGGCTTTTTTGTTTTTGTTATTTAAATCAAAATATGAGGATATTAGAGCAGCATCCGAAATAGCATCTTGTCCCGAAAGCCTTAAAGTAAAGGGAAGAGGGTCATTTCCCATGGACTCAAGTAAGAATATGTAATCTTGTCTAGCTTGTAACGCCTCCCTAATTACAGAGTTGTATCCATAAGCTGAGTTTTCAATATTCTCAAGATTTCTATGATCAACTATTTCTGGAATTTCAGGATTAAATTTAATCTCATTTGTAGTTAAATATACACTTGGAATAAACAGTACTTGAGCAATGCGCTCCAATTCACTAAGAGTAATCAGCGGCTCATTGCTATCTAATAAATTTTTCACAATAGATAACTTTAAATCAGCTTTAGTGGCGAGTTCATTCGCAGATAGATTTCCTATCTGTTCCATGTAGCTTTTTAAAGCAGTGGGCGAATGCTGAATAAAGTTAGTCATATTTAGTTTATAGATTAATATAAAAGTAGTTTACGAAAAAATTTAATTAAAAGCATTCGCTTTTAAGTTTAATTTCACTTATTTGTCCCTCCACCCGATCTATTCTAAGGGGCTGCGTCGGGTTCGCAGCTTATTGACCATTTTTCATTTTATTTCTGCGTTTTGAGCGATACACATATCTAACAGAATCAATTACTTCACCAACAAACAAACAATCTTCATCAAGAGGGATGATGTTTGGCTTGAAGTCTGGGTTTAGTGCTTGTAGGTACTTAGTCCCATCAGTTTCAATCACTAATCTCTTAAAAGTCGCATCATCGTGTTTTCTAACCACAATCACATCACCAGATTGCATGTCGCAGTACTGAACCAACGGATCCACTAAGATGTAATCACCCTCCTGAAAAGTCGGGTAATTACTCATACCTTGAACTTTCAAATAAAAGCAATCTTCACAATCGTCTGGTAGAGGTAGCCACTCTTCAACCTGTGACATATCAACTGCCTGAACATTGGTAAACACGCCAGCCTGAACCCAAGATAAAACAGGGGCCATTTTGGGAGCCACAGGGATGATATTGGGCTGGTTTTCCTCTAGAGGCTGTCCTTTGCCAGTAAGGATGTATTCAACAGTAACGCCAAATTCATTAGCCATAGCTTCAAGAGATGCTGCTTTTGGGTGATAACTGTCCTTTTCCCACTCTGTTACGGCAGGCGAACTCACCCCTGCAATCTTAGCTAACTGCACTTGAGTTAATTTTTTCGAGCGTCTAAGCGCACGTATGCGCTGACCAATAGTTTGATTATCCATATAAGTTATCTTACATATTGCTTTTATAAGTTTTCTTTGATTAAATACTAAGAAATCTTATTTTTAGGATGAAATTTATGACCAAGCAAGAGGCTTACAAGCTACTTGGGGTTAATGGTGTTGAGCTAGCGAGTCTCCTAGGAATTGAGCCTTCAGCCGTATACCAGTGGCCAGAAAAAAGAATCCCCTTAGCGCGCGAATATCAAATTCGTGATTTAGCAGAGGGTAAGCAACCTTTAAAACATAAAACCGAAGTCGCATAGGTGGATAAATGGGGGTAGACGATATGGAAGAAGCCTTGGAGTTGGGCTTTGTCGAAACGAGCGGAAAGAAGACTGATTCAACATCTGTTCGCTTCACACATGAAGCTTTAATTGCAATCGATACATTGTCAGCAATGGACGACATTAAACGGTCGGAATGGATTCGAGATGCAGCCATAGAAAAATTACTCAAGTTGAAGCGTCAACATGAGTATTTATCAAAAGCATTTGGAAATACCACGTATTCAATGAATACATCGGGTACACAAAATAAAAGCCCATCTGCGGTAACAGATGAGCCGAATGTTCAAAACGCTTTGGAGGGTAAAGAACAGTGAATATGTTAGCACAATTTACACAAAATCAAAAAACCATGTCGAGCCGTGAAATCGCTCAACTTTGTGAAAAAGAGCACTTCCACGTTAAGCGCGACTGCGAAGTGATGTTTGATGGCCTTAATTTAGATGCATCCAAATTTGGTGGCATCTATTTCGACACATTAAATCGCCAGCAAACTGAATATCTGCTAGACGAAGAACTAACCATGACTCTTGTTACTGGTTACAGCATTGTTTTGCGCAATCGAGTTATCCAGAGATGGAAGCAACTTGAAAATAAGGTTTCTTTCGACATCACAAATCCAGCCCACTTACTGCAAGCAATCGAGATTCAAGCAAAACAAAATATTGCCTTAAAACAAGAGCTGGAAATCCAAGCCCCAAAAGTTGCCTTTGTTGATAAGTATGTTGAAAGCAATGGCAATAAAACATTCCGTCAGGTCGCAAAGCTATTGAGAGTTAAAGAGAACTTTTTTCGAGAGTTTCTTGAGTCCAACAAAATCATGTACCGACTGAATGGTGAGTGGGCGGCATTCACAAAACACATCAATGCAAAACGCTTCTATGTAAAAACAGGGGTGAGTGATTCAGGCCACGCATTCAATCAGACACTATTCACGCCAAAAGGTATCGAGTGGATTGCGGGTGAATTAGCTAAAAGCCAAGTGAGAGGTGTGGCATGAAATTACCATCTAAAACCATTTGCCAATTATCAACATTGGCTCGCAGCTTATCAGACCCAAATGCTATTGATTTTGAGCACATGGAAAAGCATGAAATGCTTGAATTGGTTGCTGATATTGCTAAATCACACACTGAGCTCGAAGAACGTGAACTTGATGCTTCGAGCGCAATCATGAGTGTTAATGACAGCGCTATTGATGCATTGGATGCGATAAAGAATGGTGCTCCAGCAACTCATATCGAGCAATACATTCTCAACATCCTTGAGGTGATTCATGGGGGTGATGAGTAATGCATTACTACAAACGCAATATTGGGGATTATGCAAAAAAAGCAGGGCGATTATCCATGCTTGAACATGGTGCCTACACCTTGCTCATGGATGCTATTTATGACCGTGAATTTTTTCCAACTCTAGACGAGGCATTGGATTGGGCTTGGGCTCGTGATGATGTAGAAGTCGCAGCGGTAAAATTTGTTTTGAATAGATTCTTTGAGCTTCGGAATGATGGTCGGTATGTGCAAAAACGCATCCAAGACGAACTGGATTCATATAAGGCAAAAGCCGAAACAAATACACGAATTGCCAAGGAGCGTGAAGAAAAACGCAAATTAAAGAACGAAGCGTCACGAAGCGTTAACGAGTCGTGTGAAAAGAAGCACGAATCGCCACCTAACCATAAACCAATAACCAATAACCAAGAACCATTAACCAATATATATATTGGGGCAGATGAATCTGCAATAAATCCGAAGCCGAAACGCATCACTAAAAAACAGAAGGCGATTAATGCCCTTGTTGAAATGGGTGTAGGTGAAAAATTTGCAGTTGCAGTCATTGAAAAACGGAAAGGCGCTGAATTCACAGAATTAGCAATCGAAGAAATCAAACTTCAAGCCGAGGCTGTAAATCTCAATTTTGTGCAAGCAATCGAATTTGCTGCAAAACAGGAATGGGGTTCATTCAGAGCTGATTGGTATCAAAACCGCATTGCACGACAACAATCAACCCAACCAACCATCACTAAAACTACAGCTCAGATTCTCGCTGAACAACGCATGCAGATGGATCAACAGCCAGCACATGTGATTGATGTAGGTGAGCCAAAAAAGCCATTACTGATTGAGGAGGTGGGTCGTGCATAACGGAATCGCCTTAAACAAGGCTCGTGAGTACTACGACATCATGCAGGTGATGTATGGGCATAAGTTTATCAGCCAGTTCAACGGCATGACTGACTTGAATCGTATTCTAACCATCATCAACGGTGCTTTGGCGATGCTGACAGACGAGCAATTTAGCAAAGGAATGGCTCAGTTGAATGCAAAGGCTGGATCAGGTGATTTCTGCCCAACACTTTCCGATTTCAAAACATGGTGTATGGCAGGTAGTTGGTGGACAGCGATAGAAGCATGGCAGCGTGCTTGTGATTACTCGAATCAGTCAGAGCTGGATTTGCTCAAGGGTAATTTGAAAGTCACCACATTGACCAAAAAAGCATGGGACTCAGTTTATTGGCTTGTTGAGCAAGGAAGCATGAAAGAAGCTTTCAAACAATTCAAGTCGATCTATGAAACCTATTTGGCTAAAGCGCAAATGCAGGGTCGCCAACAAGAGTGGTATGTGCCGCCAAAAATGATTGGTATGGCTGCTGTCTCAAAAGGCAAGCCTAAGTCATGGCTACCCGAGCAGACACCAGAACAAAAGGAGTGGCTTGAAAGCAAGATTAAAGAGCTTCAAGAGAGTGGAATGACTTTTCCGATGGCAATGTATACCGCAATGAAAGAGATGCAAGGCGTAGGGGGTGGGGTGTGAGAGATAATCAAACTTTGGATTGGTGTGAAGAAATGGAGGGTTTGACGTATGCCCCCCTAATTAACCATGGCACGGTTTACGCCTACAACAAACATAAATGTCGCTGTGAGTTTTGCAAGGAAGCCAAGTCAATTAGCAATCAGCGCGCAGCACTCAAGGCAAAAATGAAGCAGGTGGCCGCATGAGTGATAGGCGCCCAAATTTTGCCGACTCGTTTGATCGTTATGCACAGATCGTTAGTTTTGCAACGAAAAACAAAAGACGAATTTGGTCCAAGGATGTATCTGAGCTACTCAGTGTTCATCAGCGATCAGCACAGCGATATTTAATTCAGCTGGAGAAGAAAGGTTACTTGGTGGGTGATGGGGAGTATCCGATTGGATATATGCCATCTGAAAAAGCAAAACAATTATTTGGGGTGACGGCATGAACTCAAAAGTACCAGAAGGTTTACGCGTGCAGTCAAAGGTCAGAGCGCGTGGTCGTACTCGCAGAGATCCAAAGTATCAAAACAAGAAAACTGAATTGATGGGGAGAAAATTCGATTCGATCAAAGAAGCCAAGCGATACAAGTTGCTTTGGTTAATGCAGCAAGAGGGTGAGATTCATTCACTTGAATGTCAGGTCAAATTTGTATTGGCTGAATCGGTCAAGTTTGCAAATGAAGATCGAGCGAAGCCAGCACTTCGATACTTTGCCGATTTTACTTACACAACAAAAGATGGGCTTTACATCGTAGAGGATGTGAAGTCGGTACAAACGCGCTCACTTGCTGAATATCGAATTAAAAAGCATTTGATGAAGAGTGTTCATGGGATTGAGATTTCGGAAGTTTAAAGGGGTAGAGAATGAATGCAGCTGTAAAAATGCAAATCATGGATTGGTCTAAGCGTTCTGCCCACCAGTGGTTAGAACAGTATGGGTTATGGGTGAGATCCGTAAAATTCAATGTAACGGCTAATCCATTGGCAATACTAATTGACCAAAATGACAAGACTAGAGTGCGTGCAAGCCGCATATCAATGCCATGTGAAATTAGTGATTTTGAGGCTGTTCAGGTAAGTCAATTGCTTGCTTCTATGCACAATGATAGCCGTGAATATTTAGCATCAAGAGCATGGTATTTAATACTTTATTATGAAAATGAGTGGTCTTATAACTCTATTGCGAATGCACATAAATGCAGTAAGGCATTGGTACGGTCTGAGATTGATAAAGGGCTTGCATACTTAGATGGAAAAATTGATGTGTTGCAATCTTGACAGTGCAGCACACTTAGTTTAAATTTGTGATACGGTGGCAAGATGTTATGCTTTCACCGATATATAAAAGCTCATCAAACGATGGGCTTTTTTCATGCCCTGAGAAATGTATGTGTAAGCAATATCAGGGCACCTATGGCGGCACTCTTATTCGTAGTGGTTTAAGTTGAATGCCGCCACCCAGATTCAGGAGAACATCATGCTCCGATTTTTAAGACGATTATTCTGTGTTCATGAGCTTGATTACGAGTCCGACATATTTGTGCAGGCAGAATGTCGCAAGTGTGGAAAGTTGGAAAAAGATTAGCCGAACGTATTACGGCATATAAAAACCCCTCGCATTCTAGATGTTGAGGGGTTTTTCATTTCTTATAGGTGGTCTATGGACATAGTAGAAGCAAATAAAAACCTAAAGCTGCTACATGCAGACAAAGACAAGATTGAAAGCCTGAATCACTTGAACTCAACACAAGCATTCAAGTTTGAGTGTGATAAGCGTGTGCGTCAGATTGACCGTAACATTGAAGTGCTCAAAGAAAATATTAAACGCCATGCGCGACAATAAAAGATTGGCAGTAGTCAGGGCATTGCCTTGTATTCGCTGTGGTAATCCAAATAGTCAGGCAGCCCATTCAAATAGCTCAAAGCATGGCAAGGGTAGATCGATCAAAGCTGATGATGCTTATACGATTCCATTGTGCCATTCATGCCATAGCGCATTTGATCAATTCAAATTGGGTGGTCGAGCCGAAAGTGAAGTGATGTTTGATCAATGGTTAGAGCGGACGAATCGGATGCTTAACCAGGAGAGTAAAGAGGTGTTTTGATGGATAAAGCAGTATTCCCAATTAACACCCATTCAGACATCACCAAAGCTATTGGCTTCATGCACACCCATTACACCAAGGCAATTGAAAGCGGCAAGCCTTTACGTGTGGTGATTGACCAGAAACAAGATGACCGCAGTTCAGCACAAAACAGACTGTACTGGATGTGGCTTGGTCAGATAGAGCGCAAGACAGGGCAAAACAAAGACTCATTACATTTCGAGTTTAAAAAGAAATACCTGATCTTTATCTATAAGCGTGATGACCAAGAATTTGCAGAGATGTGCGATTCAATCGCAAGAGTGAAGCAGTCTGAGCCTGATGAATACAAATTAATTGGTGAGCATGTCATTAAGTTGACCAGCACAACCAAGGCTACAGTAAAGCAGATGACCGAATATTTGAATTACGTGCATGACTTTGCGGTGACTCAATTAAACGTTCACTTAATTATTCCAGAAGATTTGAAATGGTGTTGGGAGACAAGTCAATGAAACGCCCTTATCCACCAATTCAAGACAATCAGAATACTGATGTTGAAGATGAAGAATTTATTGAAAGCGGTGGTCTGCTTCACTTCGAGCCAGCAAATAATGATTTGTGGCCTTGGATCAGAGAAACCTTTCTTGAGGATTGGGGGGAACTTCATAATCCAGACCATGAACACTTATTAAGTTTTCAACCACCAGAGATTTCATTCCTTTGGGCTTATACCAAATGCGAAGCAAAAGATCGTCGAGTATTAGGTCAAACCGAACGAGTAATGATTAATGTGGGTGGTTGGCGCAAAGACCGACAAGAACTCCAATTAATTGACTGGTTTGGTGATGTGCCTAAATACATTATCACTCTTGATGCTCGGGTGTGTCAGGTGATGAATGATACTGACTTTTGCGCATTGGTGGAGCATGAGCTTTATCACATTGGGCACAAGAAGGATAAACATGGTGAGTTTGAGTACACATCAATGGGTGAGCCTCGATTGTTCTTACGTGGTCATGATGTTGAAGAATTCTTCGGGGTTGTTGAGCGTTACGGTGCATCACCAGGTGTCCAAAAAATGGTAGAGCTTGCAAATGATGGTCCAACTATATCTCGGGCTAATATTGCTCATGCATGTG